AATAAAATAAAAGATTTTAATCCCCTAACTAAATCTACAACAAAAGTAGAATTAGTAGAATGGGTAAATATTGGTGAAACTGCTGCTTATGAACCACCTTTGAATAAATATGATGGTAAATGGAATAATAACCCACCTACAGGAGGTGTTCAAGAAAATACAATAACAAGATAATTATGTCTACACCTAAAAATCAAATAACAAATAAAGGAATAGCTAATCAAAGTGGATTAGAAGTATATATGATTGTTACTATAGACTCTGTAGAATATCTTATACCAATTACTATGACTGATTCTTTTGGCAATGCACATAAGGTTTTAAGAAGAAGAGAGAACGAAAAAATAGATGATTAATGAAACTTAAACACACTACAAGAAAGTTAAATGATTTTGGTCGCACTTTAATCCTAGCATTAAGAAAAGAATTAAAATTACAACAACACATTGCATCTGGTAATTTATTAAGAAGTTTTAAATCACCAAAAGCTAAAAATGGAGTGTTAAATATAACCTCATCTGTAGCTTATTGGAAAGCTGTAAATAATCCAAAATTTGCTAAAAAATATAATTATAATGAATTGTTAAGGTGGGTTAAATTAAAAAGAATACCAGTATCTGCAGTAGGAAGAATACTTAATAAATTAAAAAACAAAGGTTATGGTAAACCTTATGTTTATTGGTCTGAAGGTAATACAATAGAAAGAACAGACTTCGCAGGTATTGTAGCAAGAAAAAACAAAGAAAAAATAGCACAAGAATTAGCACCATCAATTGGTGTTGATGTGGCTTTAATGATTAGTGAGCAAATAAGAAAAAATACAAATGCTAAAGTAGTAGAACAATTTTAAGATAATAAATTATGGCAACAAATACAGAAAAGATAGTAGTACAGGTAGTCGTTAAAGGACAAAAAGACTTACAAAATTTAGAAGGAACAACTAAAAAAGCTACAAAAGGTGTAGGTGGTTTAATAAAGCAATATGGTCTTTTAACTGCAGGGGTTGCAGGTGCTGTACAAGCATTTAGAACTGTAAATAAATTTATTTCACAGTCTGTAAAAACATTTAGGGATTATGAGTTTCAAATGGCTAAAGTTAAAGCAATTACAGGTTCAAATAATACTGAATTTCAATTGTTATCTGAATCTGCAAAAGAACTTGGTAGATCAACTTTCTTTACAGCTCAACAAGTAGCAGAATTACAAACTAATTTTGGTAAACTAGGTTTTTCTACAAAAGAAATTTTAAATGCACAAGAAGCTACATTACAATTAGCAACAGCAACAGATACAGACTTAGGAAGGGCTGCAACAGTAGCAGGAGCTGCTGTAAGAGGTTTTGGATTAGATGCTAGTGAAACACAAAGAGTAGTAGATGTAATGGCTGTAGCATTTACAAGTTCTGCATTAGATATTGAAAAGTTTCAAACATCTATGACTAAAGTTGCACCTATTGCAAAAGCAGCAGGTTTCTCTATAGAAGATACTACAGCAATTATGTCGCAATTAGCAGACTCTGGTATTGAAGCATCTATTGCAGGTACATCATTAAGAAACATTCTTCTTAAAATGCAAGACCCAAATTCTGATTTAGTAAAGTCTTTTGGCAAAACAATACATAGTTTAGATGAATTAGTACCTGCTTTAACTAAGTTTAGCAAAGAAGGTGGAGATTTAGCGCAAATTATGGAGGTTGTAGATTTAAGACAAGCTGCTGCCTTTGAGCAGATGATTACAAGTAGACAAAGAACATTAGATTTACGAGATGCTTTAGCAGATGCAAATGGTGCTGCTGAAGAAATGGCTAGAATAGTTGGTGATACTTTAGAAGGTGCTTTTAAAAGAGCAGAGTCTGCAACACAAGGTTTTCAAATAGTATTAATAGAAAAATTTGGTGATGCTTTAAAATCACTTACTAATGGCTTTGCTAATTTTTTAAATAATATAACTGATTTCTTAGAAATACCTTTATCTGAAAAAATAAATGAAGATAGAGTTGCCATGAATGATTTGTTTAACACTTTAAAGAAAACAAATTTAGAAGAAGACACTAGAAACAAATTAATAGCCGAAATTAATTTAAAATATGGCGAATATTTACCAAATATTTTAACTGAAAAAACAACATTACAAGATTTAGAAATAGCTCAAAAAGCTGCTAATGATGCATTGTTACAAAGATTAATAATACAAGCAAAAACAGAACAACTACAAGATGTTATAGATAGAAGATTAAAAAATCAAATTGAAGCTAGAAATTTAGAGGTTGAACAAACTGAGTTGCAAAGAAAACAATTAGAAACAAATAACATACTTAATTCTGAAGCTAGTAAAAATTTAAAAGAAAACATAAAAGATAGACAAGCAAGAATAGGTGTAGAAAGAGGTGTTACTTTAGCTATAGATGAAAATAAAAAAGCATTAGAAAAAAACAAAGAAGAAGCAACACTTTTATCAGAAGAATATGATATTGTTGCCAAAGCTGCAGAAGATTTAAATATTGATTTAGATAAATTTACAAGTAATTTAAATAACAATACAAATGCTCAAAATTCTAATAAAGTAGCTACTGAAGCAAATACTGAATCAAAAACTATATTTCAAAAAATAGAACAACAAAATTTAATTCAATTATTAGACTTACAAGAAAAACTAATAAACAATAAGATTACTGAATCAGAATTTGATGAACAAAATGCTGAAAATAAAATAAGATTATTAAATTCTATTTTAAATCATAGCAAACTTACAGCAGAAGAAGAAATGAAAATTCAGAAAATGCTAAATGATTTAAAAATTAATGGTCTTAAAGATGAAAAAAATGCCAGAAATGAACAATTAGATGGCATGGCATCAGTTGGAAAGCAATTAGTTAATTTAGCAGGAGATGATGAAAAATATCAAAAAGTTAGAGAAGCAGGTGTAAAAATATCTGCAGCAGCAGCTTTAGCAACAAATGCAGAATCTTTAGCTTTACAAATGAAAGGTTTATCTGCTGATATTGCCAAAGGTTTTCCTTTCAATATAATAGCAATAGCTTCTACTTTAGCTTTATTAGCTAGTATGAAACAAAATTTTGATGCTCTAAGTGGTAGACAAAAATTTGCTAATGGTGGTATGGTTCATGGTAAATCTCATGCACAAGGTGGTGAAAAGTTTGCAGTAGGTGGTAGAGTAGTAGAGTTAGAAGGGGGTGAAGCAGTTATAAATAAACGTAGTACATCTATGTTTAGAAATCAATTATCTGCTATGAATTCTGCAGGTGGTGGAGTGAAGTTTGCTGATGGTGGTTTAATGAATATGCCATCGTTTGCACAATCACAATTTAATGCAACCAGTCAAGCAGGTATGATGGGTGCAATAGGACAAGGAGGTAAAGTAGTAGTAGTAGAATCAGATATTTCTACTGCACAGAATACTGTTTCAGTTATAGAAGCTGAAGCAACATTTTAAAATTAAACAAATGTTTGTTAATAAAAAAACAAAGTTAGAAAGATTATCTATCTGTAAAAAATGTACTTTTTACAGAAATTTTTTGATGCTTAAAAAACCAGTAATAAATTGGGGATCAAGATGTGCTAAATGCACTTGTTTCCTAGATGCAAAGACATCTCTCTCTGCAGACTGGTATGGTAAGTGTCCAGAAGGCAAATGGTAATTAAAATAACAATATGAATTTACAAGAAATAGCTAAATCTGTCGCAAAGACAGACAGAGAGCTTATAAAAAAATCTGTTGAAGAAAACAGAATTTACAATGCTAATTTTAGCAGACACAAAGTAGATAGTTTAAATAATATGTATAGTTTTTGGCATAAATATTTTCCTGCACAAAAACAAGATATAAATTGTTCATCCTGTAGAAATGCTGTTGTAAAGTTCTGGAATACAATGTGTGAGGAGTGGTTAAAAGAAAACACTAAAAAAAAGAATGTCAAAAGACAAAATAAAGTAGATGTAGTTTTGATTACTTAGAGTTATTAGATATTGAAATTTCTAAAAGGTTCGGTGAAACTGCCACACCTAAAGATATTTTAAAACACTTAGTAGAAAGGGGTATGGTAGAACCTAAACGACTAAGGAACTATATGATTATAGCAGACTTTGACAGAAGATTAGTTTTTAATAAAGGCAATAGAACACATACCTTTATGGACTTATCACATAAATATAAGATAAGTGAAAGTCAAGCACAAAATATAGTGTACAAATACAGAAAAAAATCAAAAGCATCTGAGAATATCTCTTACTAAAAGTTTTTTCCACAAATTAGGTAGATAAAGTATCAATTAGATTCTAATTTTGCAGGTATGAATAAGAAATGGTTTAGTATACAAGGAAAAGCAACAGATGCTGTTGCAGAGGTTTACATCTTTGATGAAATTGGTGCTTATGGTATTACTGCACAAGACTTTATTTCTGAGATGAAAGAGTACAAAGATACTCCTGTTAATTTACGAATCAACTGTATTGGTGGTGATGTATTTGATGGGATGGCATGTACAATATAATAAAAAAGAGAGAAGCAAAAACTACTGCTTATATTGAGGGTATAGCTGCAAGTATGGGTAGTGTTATTGCATTAGCTGCTGATGAAGTTATCATGGCTGAAAATTCTCTTTTTATGATACACAATGCTTGGGGTGGTGCAATGGGTGAAGCTGAAGATATGAGAAAGACTGCATCTATCTTAGAAAAGATTAGTGGTGAAATTGCTAATATTTATGAGAGAAAAACAAGATTGTCGTTAAATAGAATTATTGAAATGATGGATAAAGAAACTTGGCTAAATGCTGCTGAAGCATATGAGTTAGGTTTTATTGATCTTATTTCTGATTCTATTAAAGTAGCAGCTAAGTATGATGTTTCTAAATTCAAAAACATTACTACTGAACAAATACATAATAAATTAAATATTAACGTAAATAACAAAAAAATGACTGAAGAGTTAAAAAATTGGTTTAACAACAAAGTTGATGAAATTGTAAACTCTGTAAAAGGAGCTGACAACAAGTCAGAAGATGTTGTAACTGAAGTTAATGTTATGCTTTCAGATAATGAAGAAATATCAAACAAATTATCTTCTTTTGAAGCAAGTGTAACTGACTTAAATGGAAAAATTGTTTCTTTAGAAGAAGAATTAACTTCTACTAAAGGAGAAAATGAAACTCTTTCTACTGAAATAGAAAGATTAAATGCTTTATTGAACAAAGCAGATGCTAAAGGTACTGAAGTAGTTACTGAAGGCGACCCTGCTGTAGTTGAAAATAAAACTGTTGATGCTAATGCAACTTTTTACAATGCAATGGCAGATAGAGTAAGAGCAAAATTTAATAATTAATAATCAAAAAATAAATAAAAATGGCAACAAACGTAGCAAATAATAGTATAGCAGCAACTTATAGTGGTGCTAACTTAAACGAAATCTTTTATGAGCCAGTATTTAGAAGTGATGATTTAATGCAAAACTACAGAGTTATCCCTAATGTTAAGCATAAAATGAATGTATACACTTCTGCTGCTCTAACAAAAATAGTAAGACCTTATACTGCTTGTTCTTCTTCAAGTAATAGTGGTGATGGTTCTGGTCAAGTAGATTTTAATATTGATGATAAAGTAATTACTGCAGGAAGATGTAGAGTAGCTTTAGAGCAATGTACTGATGAGTTCTTTGGAACTTACATTGAAGAAATGTACAAAAGTGGTGTAGATGTAATGAATCTAGAAGGTACTCAATTAGCTGATGCAATTGTAAATCGTGCAGTTAAAGGTATTGGACAAGATGTAGTAAGATTAGGTTGGGGTGGTGATACTGCTGCTGCAGCAAATTCTGGTTACAAAGCATTTGATGGATGGATGAAATTAATGGCAACTTCAGGTATATTAGCAGCTAGAACTATATTTACAGGTACTGAAGCAGCTCCAACAGCAGAACAAGCAATTGGACTATTAAGAGAAATGTATGACACAGCTCCTGCATCTTTACAACAAGTAGCTTCTTCTGATAAGAAGTTTTTTGTAACTCCAAAAATCTTTAATGCTTACTTAGCAAACTTAGAAGGTTCTTCTGCAGATTTAGCTATTGTAAACACAGTTGAAGGTTACACTAGAGTTAGCTTTAGAGGTGTTCAAGTAATTCCAATGTACGAGTGGGATACTATTTTAGCTGACCTTAACCCTGCAATGTTTACTCACACACCATCAGGTGGTAGTGCAACACAATACAATAACGGAGCTTGTTATGTAGCTACTGAAAACCTAATTATTGGTTCAGATGTTACAGACCCAGAAGGTTCATTTAAAGTATTCTATGATGATTTTAGAAGAAAAAATGTACTTTAGAGGTTACTTCAAGTTAGGTGTACAATACTTATACGACTCTCTTGTACAATGGGGAGTAATTGTATAACAACAATGTAGATAGAGAGAGTGTAAAAGCTCTCTCTTATTTACCTTTTAATAATTTATAAAAAAAAATAATATGGCAATAGATAAAGGTATAGCAATTGGTTGTGCTGATGTACAAGCATCAGGAGGTATAAAACACATATTACTTAGATCATGGGCAACAGGAGATGCTGTAGTATATGCTAATGGAGCAGGTGTACATGGTATTTCTTCATTAAAAGATACTGGAGGAAGCACAGCAACTTGGTATTTATATGAGTTTAAAAACGAAACTCCTGCATTAACTATAAATGCAACTAAAGAAAATGGTTCTACATCATTTGAATGTGGTTTATCATTTATGTTACCAAAAATGGATTCTGATAAATTTCATGAATTACAAAATATGATAGATTCTTGTTTAATGGCAATTGCTGTTGATACTAATGGAGAAGCATTTGTTTTAGGAGTAAGTGAAAAATATCAAAATGAAAAAGTAAATTCCAGAAATCAAACTTTTTTAAATCTTAGTGGTTTTGAAGGTGGAACTGGAGCAGCATATACAGATGATAATGGATTAACAGTAAGTTTAATGGCAAAGCAATATGAATTACCTAGAGTATATTCTGGAACTATTGCTTATTACACATCAAACAACCAAGCAACAACTAATTAATAATTTTAAAAATAAAATAATATGGCAATAGAAAGTGGATTAGCAATAGGTTGTTCAGACTTACAGTCAGCAGGTGGTATAAAAAATGTTTTGATAAGAGAGTGGAACTCGCCAAGTGGAGCAGATACTGTAACATTTAATCACACAGCAAATAACTTCAAATGCACAACAATTAAAAACTCTGCAAATACTGCTACACAAGCAGTATGGGGAGTATATGAAAGTCAAATTGAAAGATCATCATTAACTGTAACTGGAACAAATGAAAATAAAAACTTTACAACATATGAATGTGTGTTGTCTTTGTTTTTACCTAAAATTGATGCAACAAAACTATTAAGATTGCAAGAATTAACTGGTAAGTGTTTAATGGTTTTAGTAGTAGATTCAAATACTACATTACCTGCAGTAGGTGCTGCACCAGTAGCAGGTGAAAGTCAAGCATTATTAATAGGAGCAAGTTCAAAATTTTCTAACTTAGATGACCAAGCTAGAAGTCAAACTTGGGCAAGAATTGCATCTATAGAAGGTGGTACTGGAGCAGCTTTTTCTGATGAAGATGGTGTTACTTTAAATATTACTTGTACACAATACGAATTACCAAACCCATACATTCCTGCAGGTACAGGAACAACTGATGGTTTAAGAATTGGTGCTACAGGATTGACTGCAACAACAACTTAGTAGATAATAGTAAAGATATACAAAATAGGTTTAACGAAAGTTTGTAATTCCTATTAGTATCTTTTAATATGTGTGATTGTAATAAAAATATTGTAGATTTATCACACACAAAAATATATACAATTATGGCAACATATAAAGGCAAATTAACATCTGGTAAAAGTTATTACAATACAGATAATTATATTGATTGGGCAAATACTACACAAGAGGAATTAGCTTATGCTTACGAACATGGTGGTTTAAATAATTTAATAGAAAAACTAACAAAAACAAAAGATGAGTCAGAAAAAACAAGCAAGAAAAAGTCAAGTAAGAAAGCAGACTCAACAAAAGAGTAATACTTTTGAGTTTGGTGTTTTTGATTTAGCAGTACCACAAAACGTAGAAGAACCACAAGATATATCAAAGGTACTTACTAAGTATATCCCTTTTGGTAACAACAATTTATTTCCACAATATTTAGCAGAGCTAAAACGTAAGTCATCTACACATAGAAGTGTACTTGCACAAAAGACTGTATTTACAAGTGGTGCTAAGTTTGTTACAAGCAATCAAGAAATAAAAGCATACATAAAAGATGTAAATGCTAATAAAGAAACTTTAAGACAAGTTTACAAGAAATTAGCTGATGACTATTACACTTTTGGAAATGCTTATGTAGAAGGTGTTTTATATGATGGTGGGGTAAACCTATACCATATAGATGCAACTACTGTTAGAATGGCTAAAAACAAGAAAGAAGTATATGTACACCCAGATTGGGCAAAGTACAATACTATGAAAGACAAAACACAGACTATACCTCTATATCCAAATGTAAAGGGTAAAAGATTTGTGATGCATTTTAAAGATTATGAACCAACATTTACTTACTATGGCTTACCTGACTATGTTGCTGCATTGGATCATATCGCAGTTGATTACGAAATCGGCAAGTGGAATCATACAAAATTCCAAAATGGTTTTCAGCCATCTGCAATCGTTGAAATCTCTGGTGATATGGGTGAACAAGAAGCGAAACAACTGGTTAAAGAAGCACAGAAAAAGTTTGTTGGAGAAGGAAACAATGGAAAAATAATGTTTATTGTAAAGAATGGAGATACTTCACCTGCGAATGTTTCTATTATAAAAGATGACCAAGATGGTAGTTGGTTAGATTTACAAAAGATTACTGACCAAAATATTATTACTGCACATAGATGGCAACCTGCACTTGCAGGTATTGTTAGTTCTGGTAAGATGAACAACACAGGTAGTGAGATTAGAATTGCTTATGATATGGCAATGACAACTGTAATTAAAGATACTTCTGATTTAATCTTAGATGGTATAAAAGACATACTAAATAGAGAGATGGGCTTTATCGCAGAAGAGTTATTAATACAATACGAGCCACCAGTATCATTTGCTACTCAGCTTGATCCTACTAAGATACTTACTATAAACGAGCAAAGAAAAATGCTAGATGAAGACTTCCCAATGCTTGAAGAGGGTAATATGTTCTTGACAGATAGAGAGCAAATTATTGTTACAAGAGATGATGACCAAGATGGTATTGGAGATAGTGAAAGCGAATTACAAGTAACTGAAGTAGAATCACAAAACGAAGAATAATAATATGGCAAACGTAAATCAATATATACCTTTAGTAAGTGCAGGAGAAGTTATCAGTAATAGTTTTACAAATGCTAATACTGATACTGCTTTAATATCTAATAATACTATTCTACTTACAGAATTAGCACATCTAAAACCTGCTTTAGGTAAAAAGTTTTACGAAGAAATAAAGAAACAGCATAATGATGGTACACTAACTACTGCAAATCAAACTTTAATGGATGATTTTCTTACAAGATGTCTATGTTGGTTTGTAAGATTTGAGGTTATTAACGAGGTACAGAGCAATAGTAGTAGTATGGGTATTGTACATAATGTAGATGAGTTTGCTACTATAGTAGACCCTTCAGAGTTAAATGCATATAAACAAGACACATACAGAAAGTCTGAGATATATTTAAAAGATATGTTAGATTACATGGAAGATTCTGACCAGAATGGTTTATATCCTACATACGAATCTGACAGACCTGCAAGAGGTTATGCTTACAAGAATCATGGAATAATAATGTATGACAGTATTTACTCACGACCAAGAACCTACAATTACAATAGTTGGAGAGATTTCTGTTCATGTGATGACTGTTAAAATATAAAGATATGCCTTGTTACGAATGTGAAAATGGAATGTGGAGATTTGGAGAAACTGGTAGCTGTCAGTATGATTCTAAAGAATCGTGTGAAACTGCCAACAAAGACTATTATGCAAAGACATATAACGACTATCCACAGTCTGCAACTAACAATGCAAAGAGAGCTTTAAAGTGGGTAGAAGAAAATGGTTGGGGTTCTTGTGGAACTGATGTAGGTAAAAAAAGAGCTAGACAATTAGCAAATAGAGAAAATTTATCAAGAGATACTATAGCTCGTATGGCATCATTTAAAAGACATCAGCAACATAAAGATGTACCCTATGATGAAGGTTGTGGAGGTCTAATGTGGGATTGTTGGGGAGGAACTAGTGGTATTAATTGGGCAATAAAAAAACTTGACCAAATTGATAAAGAAAATAATAAATTAGATAATAGGTTTAAAGATTACTTAAATAAATATGGCTGCTAACGAACACAAAAATTTAACAGATGTAAACAGACACAACCCAAAAGGTTTTGAGTCTGCAAATAATGACACACTACTAAGTAAAACTGTTGGTAGTGGTACAGGAAACACAGATGGTAGTTTATTATGGATAGAAAAAAGTGTTATCAAAATAGATAATTTTGACATACAAGGTTATGTAACTGCTAGTAATGCTAATTATTATTATGGTTCAGACATGACTGCTGATGTAAAAGAAAATAATTATTCTAGTACTTATGGTTCAGCAACAATAGGTGGTGCAACTATAGATGGTGGTGATTTTTTTAAGGTTAGGTCTTTAACAATGACTAATGCTTGTACTTTAAAAAAAATATTTTTATCAGGTAATTGTACAACAGGTGCTGTTATTACTGTTGCTTTATGCAAACTATCATTATCAGCTACATCTGCTCCTGATGCAATAACACCTGTACTCTTAAATGAAATAAGTTTTACAGGATTATCAAGTTTAGACAAAGTAATAAAGGTGGCTAATTTATCACCAGAAACTACTATGACAAGAGGTGATTTATTGTTTGCTATGGTAAAATCATCTACAGCATCAACAGCATTTTTTAAAGTAGGCATAGAAGTTGGATATGACAATTAATAATAAAAATACAATGAAAGATACAATTGAAGATACGATACAGGTGGGAATGGCAAATGCAGGAGCAATAGGAATATCGTTGGCATCATTTAATGAAATACTAACAACTATATCCTTATTAATAGCAATAGGATTCTCAATTTATAAATTTACAAAAACAAGAAAATAATATGGCAAGTACAGTAACAGCAGCAAATTTAACAGTAACAGTAGTAGAATCATACACTTTAAATGGTGTAGTATATGGTAATACTGTAGAGAAAACATTTACATCTAAAGGACAGGTAGATCAAAGAATAATGAGTGTTGCTACTTCCGAAAAGACTTTATTTAACTGGTCTACTGCAGATGATGCAGGAACAGGAGTAAAAACTGATTATGCTTATTTTAGAGTAACTAATTTAGATGATACAAATTTTGTAACATTAAGATTATATAATGGTGCAGATAGTTTCTGGTTTAAATTAGCAGCAGGAGAATCATTATTATTAATGAATAATGAAATGGATGCTATTACTGGTACAAGTTTTGGTGCTTTAGCAGACATTACTTTAGTTGCTGCACAAGCAAATACAGCAGCTTGTGATGTAGAATTTATTGCTGTAACAGCTTAGTATGGCTAAAATAGTTTTTACTTTTAGAAAGACTAAGACTAAGAAGCGTAAAGGAGTGCATTCTAAAAATTCTAGTAAAAGTCAGAATGGTTATAAGAAACCAAAAAGAGGACAAGGTAAATAATGACATTTAGCTACTTTAAAAAAAGTGAGTTTACTTGTAAGTGTGGTTGTAAGACTAACATGATGGACTTAGATTTTATAGAAGATTTAGATAGAGCTAGGTCTTTCAGTAATATTAGCTATAAAATAACATCAGGGTACAGGTGTCCAAACCACCCCCTGTCAATAAAAAACCCTAGCAGTTCACATATAAAAGGAATTGCTTGTGATATAGAATGTAAAGATAGTTATCAAAGAGCATTAATTATAAGTGGACTAGCAGAAGCAGGGTTTGTAAGAATTGGTTTGAGTAAAGAAGGAGGGTTTATCCATGTAGACTCAGATCAAGATAAGGTTCAGCCAGTTATCTGGTTGTATTAAATTAATAATTAAAATAAATAAATTATGGAAATGTTAAAAAAAATGTTTGACTCAAAAAAGTTTTGGTATGCAATATCTGCAGTATTTGTTCCATTTGCAGCAGCAAAGCTAGGTTTATCAGAAACAGAGGTAGAGAAGGTTTACTATGCAATACTTACATTAATTTTAGGTCAGGGAATTGCTGATATTAAGAAATAATGAGCAAGATAGTAGATATGATTACTGGTAGCTTGGTTAAACAAGCTATAAGTCCAATTACTCAAATAGTTAAATCAGTTTTAGAATTGTTTAAAGACACTAAGGGTAAGTATTCTTCTAAGAGAACAATAAGTGGTGTGTTAGTTATAGCTGCTAGTGCAGATATATCGTTAAATGGCATTACATTTATGAATTTGGGTTTAAGTTTTTTAGCAGTCTTACCATTACTGTTTTCAGTATTTGAAAAAAATTGTGTGAAGGGCGATTGTAATACAAAAAAATAGTTACATTTGTGCTTCTATCGACCTTTCTGGTTGGATAATTGTTTTTAGTTTCAAGAGTGGGGTGTTAATAACATCCCATTTTTGTTTTAGAAGCACCTAATATTTTGCTTACATTTAGCAAAACTAAAAATCAAAAAAATGACAAAATTAAAAGGAAAAAGATTAAGACTTTCTGCTGAAGAGGTAGAAATGATAAATGAATCTAGGGGTACAGACCTAGAAAATATAAATGGTAATACAGCTTTAGAGCTACATTTAAAAGAACGAGGTATAAACAGAGAAGATGTTGTTAGTGTTAAGCATTGGCAAAACATGGGTGGAGAGCTTAGATTCTCTATAGTTACAAAACAAGAGTATGGTATAGATGAAGACCAAATATTAGATAAGATAAAAAGTCTTATAGAGGATTACTCACCAACATACAAAAAAATAGATAGAGATTTTGAAAACGATCACTTACTTGTTATTAATCCTGCCGACATACATATTGGTAAATATGCTAAAGAATTAGAAACAGGTAATGGATATGACTGTGAAACTGCTGTAGAGAGGGTTTTAGAGGGCATACAAGGACTTTTAGAGAAGTCTGCAGGTTTTGGTATAGAAAAGGTATTATTTTGCATAGGAAACGATATTTTACATATTGATAATGTATACAACCAAACTACTGCAGGTACAAGACAAGATGTAGATGGTAAATGGTGGGAGCATTTTGAGGTTGCTCTTATGTTATATGTAAAATGTATAGAGATGCTAAGACATATTGCACCAGTAGATGTGTTACATAGTATGAGTAATCACGATTATCAGTCAGGATTTCACTTAGCTCATGCTTTAAAGAGTTGGTTTAGAAAAGATGATGATGTAAATTTTGATATTAGTGTAGCACACAGAAAATACTACCAGTATGGTAGTAATCTAATTGGATTAGAGCATGGTGATGGTGCTAAGATGGTTAATTTACCTCTTCTTATGGCACAAGAAAGACCTAAGATGTGGGCAGACACTAAGTATAGGTATTTTTACTTACATCATTTGCATCACAAAGTAAAACACAAGTGGTTAGATGCTAAAGATTACGTTGGTGTTACTGTAGAATATCTCAGAAGTCCATCAGGTACAGACAGTTGGCATAGTCGTAAAGGTTTTACTGGAGTTCCTAAAGCTGTAGAGGGCTTTTTACATGAGAAGAATAGTGGTCAAGTAGCAAGAATCACACATTATTTTTAAAATATTGTTAAAAAAGTTTGGTAGTCTAATTCAATTTTATAATTTTGCTTATTATTAACTAAAAATAAATATAATGAGTAGAAATAAAAAAAACGATTCAGAAAATCAAGAACCACAAATTAAAGAAACTAGAAAGGAAGCACTAACAAGACTATTTTTAGAAAATGGTTTAGTAAAAGAAGATGTGCATAAAGACCCAAGAGGTTTCGTTATTATAACAAGATCAGGCATAGATAAAATTGTAAGCAAACAAGGTATTACTGTTGCATACGAACCTTTATTGTTAGAATTAAAGAAGGACAATATTAATGTTGTTATTAGAGCTGCTGCATCAATGCAAAGCAAAAATAATAAACCAATTAACATGATGTCTTTTGGTGAAGCATCTGATAATAATTTAATGGGTGGTGCAAAAAAGTTTCCAGTTGCTATGGCAGAGAAGAGAGCTATGAGTCGTGTTGTCCTTAAAATTGCAGGGTTCTATGAGCAAGGTGCTTTTGGTCAAGATGAGATGGTAGATTAATGATGGAAAGTGAACACACAGGGATTCCTGCAATAGACAGAGTTATAGCAACAATATTAAAAGAAGAAGCAGAAAAAGAAGTTGAGTATACTTGTTGTGGAGATGAAGTCGTTGGTTGGGTAGAGGACTATAGAATATGTCCAACCTGTAAAGAACACATATAAAGTGAACGATGATTGGTTAGATGAGGTTCTTGATGGTAAGCCATCTGAGATAACATTATTTCAAATGGCTACCATTGAAACCAGATTACATAGGTCTGCAATACCTTTAGAAGAACAGTCGTATATCATAAATAATTTAGCAAACTTTACAGAACAAGAAGCTGATGAGATTATTTTAGATATATTACAAAATCAAGTACCATCAGACCCTAAAGACCAATACAAATTAATGGCTAGAAACGGAATGTTTGATGACAAAGAAATATAAATTTACACATATCAGGGAAGCTCATAATGAATTTGAAGCATTTTTAAGAATTAAAGGAATGTCTACAAGACAGTTTTCTTTTTTACTTGATGTAAGTGAGGTAACTGCCAGAAGATATATACTTGACACAACATTGCTTAGATACTATCACATGAATATTATTGCTACACACTTTAATATGAGTGTAAAAGATGTAATAGATATAATAGAATACGATTTAAAATAATAAATATGAACGAAGAAAACAAAACAAAATTAAAATTTAGTCATTACTTTCATGAAGTAATAATTAAAGAATTAGTAAAGAAATTTAATGTTGCCGAAGATGAAATATTTTTAGGATCAAGAAGGAAAAACTTTATACAAGCTAAACGTATGTATATTTTTGTTCTTAAAACAATATTTGATTTAACACTACATGAGATTGGAGATATAACAAATCTGCATCATGCATCTGTACTGTATCACTACAGACAAGTAGAATTTTACCAAAAAATCTATGTGCTTGACTCAGAACTGTATAAGAAAATTTTAAGTAGAATAGAAAGTGTAACCTTAGATGAAAAGATTGATGCTTTGGAAAAACAAAACAGAGTAAACAATTTAGAATTAACCAAATTATATAACCTTAAAAAACGTAGAAATGACAAAAGAGAAAAATTATTTGCCTAGTAGTATTAAAGAAATTAAAACTAAATATGGCTCTATGCTTGTAGCTAACTTTAAAATGGAAGAGCTTAAAGCAATAGAAAACAAAGGGTGGTGTTCACTTGTAATATGCGAGAGAAAAGAACCTTCTGAGAAGGGTGCTACTCACTATGCATATGAGAATACATACGAGCCACCTAAACAAGAAACAGTAGACAATACTGATACTAAAGATGATTTACCATTTTAAATAATATAGAGAGGGAAGGTTGGCAATTTTGCCTACAATGTGATTAAATGTTTTTTGCCTTCTCTCTCTTTTTTTAAACTATGAAACAGAAACCAACATACTATGCTATTATATCTGCTGAGGTTAGATATGATAAAAATTTATCAGCTAATGCGAAACTGCTGTATGGTGAGATAACTTGCCTTACTAATGAGAATGGCTTTTGCTTTGCAACTAATAAATATTTTGCTGATCTTTATGACAAGAGTAAAGTAACTATTTCTAAGTGGATAAGCGAATTAGTGTCAAGTGGTTATCTATCAACTAGTTACACATATAAAGAGGGTAGTAAAGAAATTGATAAGAGGTATATAAGTATTCTTAAAGGGGGTATTAAAGAAAACTTAAAGGGGGGTATTAAAGAAAACTTTAAGGATAATAATACAAGTATTAATAATACAAGTATAATAAAAGAAAAAATAATAAAAAGAAAAAATTTTATTGTACCTAAAAAAAAAAAAAAAAATTGAGATAAAAGATTATTGTCTTTTAAGGGATAATGGAATTAATGCAGAACAGTTCTATGATTTTTACCAGAGCAAAGGTTGGATGGTTGGTAAGACAAAGATGAAAGATTGGAAAGCTGCAATAAGGAATTGGGAAAGAAACAGAAAAAAAACTGATAAGGGTATGAGTAAAATTCATTCACACTTACAGAAAAATATGAATGTTAAACAAAAACTAAAACAAAAATATGAAAACAGTTAATAGCTTGAGTGGTGGCAAAACATCATCTTACATAGCAGCTAATTATCCTGCTGACTATAATGTATTTGCTTTAGTAAGAACAAATGATAAGAACTGTATTTTTCCAGACAAGAAAATAAGACAAGTAGTAAGTGATAAAATAGGTCAAGATTTTATAGGTACTTTAGAAATGGATAAGATTATATATACAATGTTAGATTTAGAACAATTTATTGGTAGTAAAATTGATTGGGTGTCAGGATTGACTTTTGAAGGATTGATCAATCAGCCCTCAAATAATATGCTTCCAAGTCCTTTAAGAAGATATTGCACAGCAGAATTAAAAATGAAACCTATGTTTGATTGGTGGTTAGAAAATATTGGCAATCCTGCAATTTTTAGAATTGGATTTAGAGCTAATGAACAAAGGAGAGCAAAGAATGTTATTGAGAAATATAATGAAAATGGATTTTTAGAAATGAAACACATCATTGGTAAACATAAAAATGGAAATAATAAATGGAAAATTACTGAATGGCAAAGACAAGAACACCCATTAATATCAATAGATAATCCTGTGTATAAAGATGATGTTGAAAAATATTGGAAAGGTAAGCCAGTAAGGTTTGCTGAAATTAATAATTGTGTAGGATGTTTTCATAGAAGTGTTCCTTTATTAAAAAAAATGTGGCAAACACACGAAAACAAAATGCAGTTTTTTTCAGATTTAGAAAAAAATAGAAAATACCCTAAAGACACTTTAACTGCTAAAGATACAACATACGAAGAAATTAAAAATTGGAAAATACAAGCAGAGTTATCATTTGATGATTTTACAGATTGTGATTCTGGATATTGTGGTTTATAAATAATAAAATATGAAACTAATTAAAACAATGAATAGAGGTGAATTGGTTATAGGATCAATTGACATATTAAGTAAAACCTACATAGAGTTAGGACAGCATAACGTAGAAGAAGAAACATTAGAAGTATTAGCAGAAAGTTTAGCTGATGATTTACTAAGAGTATA